CAGAGGCATATGGGGTGGAGGAGAACAACCTAGTGCTCCAACAGCATCAAATGTAATTGATTATGTAACAATTTCTTCAACAGGTAATGCAACTGATTTTGGTGATTTATTTACTGGAAGATATGCTTTTGCTGGATGTTCATCCAATACTCGTGGATTATTTGCTTCGGGTTATACACCATCACTTTCCAGTTTAATAGATTATATTACAATTGCATCGACAGGAAATGCTGTAAGTTTCGGAAACTTGACTTCAACAAGAGGATATACTCGTGGATGCTCATCATCAACTCGTGGTATTTTTGGAGGTGGAGCTCCTGGTCCACTAAACATAATTGAATTCGTTACAATATCAACAACAGGTAATGCAACTGATTTTGGCGATTTGACTGTAAATCGTTCAGCTCCAGGTGCTTGTTCAAATTCAACTCGCGGAATATTTGCTGGAGGAGGTTCTCCAACTACTCAAAGTTCAATAGATTTTATTACAATAGCAACATTAGGAAATGCATCTAACTTTGGTAATTTAGCCGCAACAAGAGAATCATTTGCTGCGTGTTCATCAAGTATTCGTGGTGTGTTTGGTGGTGGATATGAGAGTCCATCAGTATTAAGAATTAATACAATAGAGTATATTACAATTTTATCTGCCGGAAATTCAGTTGATTTTGGAGATTTAATCGCACCAGTAAGAGGAAACTCTGCCTGCTCCAACGGTCACGGAGGACTATAAATATCACTATGGAGAAACTCATATAAATGGCGACGAATCCAGGAGCATTAAGATTCAACACAGACTCACAAAAACTGGAACTCTTTGATGGGAATCAGTGGGTAGAGATTGTTGCGTCTTCTCCTGACTCACAGACTGGTGGTGCTCGTGGTGTTTTTGGTGGTGGAACTACACCGACACCTGTTGCTACAATTGATTACATAACTATTTCTACCACAGGAAATGCAATATCTTTTGGTTCATTAACCGGTAGTTATTCAATTAGAGGTGCTTGTGCATCCTCTACAAGAGGTGTATGGTCTGGTGGATATTCTCCATCTCCAGGTTCTTCACCATTTGGTAGAGTTAATGTAATAGACTATGTAACAATTTCTTCAACAGGAAATGCAATTGACTTTGGAGACACTGCAGGAGGAACAAAAAGACAAAACCAATCTGGTTTCTCAAATTCAACAAGAGGAATTTTTACGAGTGGTTATGAAATTGATTTTGCCCCTGCAGCATACAGAAACACTTTAGATTATATTACAATTGCTTCTACAGGAAATGCAATTAATTTTGGAAACATAACTGCTGGTGGAACATCAGCGGTAGCAGCATGTGCATCATCAACAAGAGGCATTATTGCAGGTGGAGAAAATCCAGCATTCAATAATATTATTAATTTTATAACCATTTCAACTTTAGGAAATACTGCAGACTTTGGAGATTTAGTTAGAACAACTGCTAACTTTGCAGGATGTTCTAATGCAACTCGTGGAATATTTGGTGGAGGTTCAACACCAGGAGAAGTCAATAATATTGATTATATTACTATTGCAACATTAGGAAACGCAGTTTCTTTTGGATCATTAACTACCGTAACCAGATCTATACTTGGCGCTTCTTCATCATCAACTCGTGGTGTTTTTGCTGGTGGTTATGTGACTCCTACAAGATCTAATGTAATAGATTATGTTACATTTTCATCTACAGGAAATGCAGTTGATTTTGGAGATCTAACTTCCGCTAGAAACTTTCCTGCAGGTTTATCCAACGGTCACGGAGGTCTATAAGAAATGTCTGACTTTAGAATCGACCAAATCAGCAATCAGGCAGGAACCGCAGGACCAGACATTGCAGGTATTACAACATTCAGTAGCACATCAGGAATGTTGATGCCTAGTGGAGTCACAGAGTATCGTGGTGGAAGAGGTAGAGGTTTGTTTGGTGGTGGATTTCCAACTACAAACATTATTGATTACATCACAATTTCAACGCAAAGTAATGCACTTGATTTTGGAGATTTAACTGTTTCCAGATTTACTTCTGCTGCTGCTTCTAGCACTAGGGGATTATTTGGTGGTGGAGGTCCTGCATCCAATAATATAATTGATTATATAACTATCAGTTCAACGGGAAATGCATTTGATTTTGGAGATTTAATAACAGGAAGATTACAACCTGCTTCTTGTTCATCATCAATTCGTGGTATTTTTGGTGGAGGAAATGATGTATCAAGTGTAAACTTAAGTTCAATTGAATATGTTACTATATCAACGTTGGGGAATGCATCATATTTTGGAGATTTAACAATTGGACGTAGAAGACATACATCTTGTTCTTCTCCAGTAAGAGGAATATTTTTTGGAGGACAACGCGACCCAGCTAAACTTAATGTGATTGATTATGTTACAATTGCATCTACTGGAAATGCAATTGATTTTGGTGATGTAATCGATAATACCACCACTGCAGCAGGATGTTCTAATTCAGTTAGAGGAGTTTTTGGTGGTGGTTTTTCAACTCCTAGTTTACCATCCAATGTAATACAATACATTACTATTGCATCAACTGGAGATGCACAAGATTTTGGAGACTTAACTGCTTCTAAAGCATCAGCAACAGCGACCGCTTCTTCAGTAAGAGGTGTATTTGCTGGGGGATACAATTTTCCAACTTCACCTATCACAGTATTCTCTGCAATAGAATTTGTTAATATTGCATCAACTGGAAATGCAACTACATTCGGAAATCTATTCACTGGAAGATATTTTTCTGCTGGTCTGTCTGACGCTCACGGAGGTTTAGGAGACTAATATGCCTATCAACGAAAACGCACCACTAGTTGTATTACCAGGAGCAATCAGATTCAACACTGACTCGATGAAGTTAGAGTATTATCGTGGTGGTCCTGTAGGGTTTGGAACAACTACAACGACTGGTGAATGGGTCAATATTACAACAGACTCACCAGACATTCAGACTGGTGGAACAAGAGGTTTGTTCGGAGGTGGTGCAGGAGCAACAAATGTTATTGATTATGTAACTATATCAACAACGGGTAATGCAATTGACTTTGGTGACTTGATTACTGCTCGGGCAGGAGGATATGTAAGTGGACCAACAGGTTTGAATATTATTGATTATGTTACAATATCATCGACAGGAAATGCTATAGATTTTGGAGATACAATAGATACTCATAGAGATACTGGAGCAGGATTTTCAAGTCAAACAAGAGGTATATTTAATATAGGTGGAAATATAACTGGAAATACAAATACAATTGAATACATTACCATTGCATCGACTGGTGATGCAAAAGACTTTGGGGATTTATTTTTTACTAGAGATAGATTAAGTGGAACTTCTTCAAGCACACGAGGAATATTTTGTACTGGAATTATTGCAGGACCATCACCAGGTTCAAATGTAATAGATTTCATTACAATATCAACATTAGGAAATGCTACTGATTTTGGAGATGTAACAGTTGGTAGGTGGCACTCTTCTGCTTCGTCAAATTCAACTAGAGCACTAATTGGTTCGGGTGTTGGTGCTGATGGAAACATAACAAATACAATTGATTATGTAACTATTGCTACTCTTGGAAATGCATTAGACTTTGGAGATTTAGACACCGGAAAAAGAATTTATGGTTCCACATCAAGTCCAACAAGAGTGGTTTGGGGTGGTGGAATTACTCCAGCGACTACCGTTGCTGCAATTTTTTATTCCACAATATCTGCTCTAGGAAATGCAATCAGTTTTGGTGATTTAATTTCTGCAAGATATGGAGTTGAAGGTTGCTCCAACGGTCACGGCGGACTTGGATAAATAACTAAAAAGTATAAAGATGTCTGTTATTAAGGTCAATAATATTACAAGTCGAGATGGGACAACAGGACCAGTGATTGCAGGTATCGCTACTGTGTCCACAACGTCTCATCTTGTTGTTCCGACTGGAAATACAGGACAGAAAGTTGCATTAGCACCAGACCCTTTTATTAATAACTTGGTTCTTGCACTACCGTTTAATAGTGAGAGTGTTTTTGATGATGTGAGTCCAAGAGGAGTGAAAGCAAGCCCATCAATTACTGGCATTACAACAACAGCAAGTCTTCCATTTGGAGTTTCGGGAGTTACAACAACTTCAAGTGGTATTGTGACTTTCTCCAAGTATTATGGAAGTTCGATATATTTTAATGGTACAAGTACAGGTTTTGAATATTCAGGACCTGTTTACGAATCTGCTTTGAATTGGTTTGAAGATGATTGGACAATAGAATATTGGATTTATGGATCTGGAGCATCTTTTGCAACTAATTCAAATGGCAATACTTCAACAATAGGTTTAACAAAAACAACTGCAACTGATGAATGGTGGAGTTTTGGACCAATAGGAATTGGGACAGTTAGATTTTATTTTTGGTCCAATACTCAAAATAATTTTAATAGTTCTAGCACAATACAAACAGGAACTTGGAATCATTTAGCACTTGTTAATAACAAACAAACGTTAAAAATTTATATAAATGGTGTAGAGAGTGGTTCAAGAACTATACAACCAACAGCAAATACATCTCCGCCATTAATAGGAACATCATCAAATCTAACAATAGGAAGACTTACTAGCTCTGGCGCTTTTAATGGTTACCTACAAGACCTCCGTATCTATAAAGGTGTAGCAAAGTACACATCAAACTTCACACCTCCTACACAGATTGCATTATAAGTTATGCCAGTACCATCAGGAGCACTACGATTTAATTCAGATTCTGGAAAACTAGAATACTACAACGGGGAAGCGTGGTGGCAGATTGATAGTTTCACACCAGACTCTGCGACTGGTGGTGCTCGTGGTGTTTTTGGTGGTGGTTATGGACCTTCAGGAGCATCCAATAATACGATTGATTATATCACAATCTCTACCACTGGAAATGCAACAGATTTTGGTGATTTAGTATCAGCAAGACAAGGATTAGCATCCTGTTCTTCAAATACTCGCGGAGTATTTGCAGGTGGAGAAACTCCAACGAACTTTAATATCATTGATTATATTACCATTTCTTCTACTGGAAATGCGATTGACTTTAATGGAGATATATCATCAGCAAGATTTGGTTTAGCAGGATTATCAAATCAAACAAGAGGTGTGTTTGCTGGAGGAAATAATCCATCAATTAATACTATTGAATATATAACAATTGCATCGGAAGGACAAAATACTCAAGATTTTGGTGATTTATCTGCAGGAAAAAGAAGATTAAGTGCAGTATCTTCTTCAACTCGTGGTGTATTTGCAGGTGGCGCTCCATCAACAAATGTAATTGAATTTATTACCATATCTACATTAGGTAATGCAACAGACTTTGGTGATTTATTTACTGGAAGATATAGTATGAATAAAGGAAATGCGGCAAATTCAATAAGAGGTCTTTTTGCTGGAGGTTTTGCATCACCTTCTTATGATAATACTATCCAATACATTACGATTGCAACTCTTGGAAATGCACAAGACTTTGGAGACTTAACAAGAACCGCAACACTTGAAATTGCTGCAGCAGCATCTTCAACTCGTGCCACTTTTGCTGGTGGAGGAACTGGTCCAGGACCAACTGCAGTTAACGTTATCGATTATGTAACAATTATGAGTGTTGGTAATGCCATTGACTTTGGAGACTTAACTGCCTCTCAAGCAAGACAGACATTATCAGGAGTCTCCAACGGTCACGGTGGTCTCTAATCACCACGCCCAACTGACTGCAGAATATCTCTTACCTTTAGTTGCTTCTTTCACACCGTGAGGGAACAAGAACAACGAAGGGAACATAATAATATCACCCTTACCCAGTGGGACAACATAATCGTCCCAGAAGAATAGTTCTGCACCTTCATAGTCATCGTTAAGGTTCAGAATGAAACTCAACACAGGAATACCTTTCTCATTCCCATCAAACAAACTGTGTATGTGGTCGTGGTGCTGTCTCATAATCTGACCAGGTGCATAACGATTAAAACGAATTGCACTGAACTTATTCATAATCTGCTGTGTTCTCTCACAGGGATATGAATACTTTGCATTATAAGCAGCCCCTGCCTGAATCATAAAAGGAGTCAGCAGTGATTGATGGTCACTGGTAATGTTCTGCACATCCAGTTCCATTGTCTCTTCAGAACCGAATGTGCCTTGCACATTGTTATACCAAGTATGTTGACGCCATTCATTCTTCTCAATCGCATCCACAAGATAGTCACATAGATTCGCAGGGATAATACCACGCTCTACGTGAATCAGGTCTTTCAGTTGTGTATTAGGATTGTTCATTTACTGTCTCCTATCAAATGCAGCGGTCTAGAGGTAAGTAGGTCAAAGAATTTATATCACCCAGATTACCCTTTGCCCAAGTATTAAACGACAGACTAATCCGTTCTGTTTCTGACTGGTTTGCAGGAACACTGTGAGTCAGGTTACTTGGAAAGATAATCAGTTCTCCTGCTTTCATAGGCAGCAAGAATGTAGCACTATTAAAGTTATTGTATTTCTTTGTTGAAAGACTTACATCTCTTTGAGACTTGCTACGAAACTGAATTGGTGGTAGTTGTTCATTGATAACTGGATACCAGACACCACTCACAAGACTGTTTGGATGTACATGTTCGTGATGAGACTCACCTTTACCAGACTTATTAATCCAAGACTGTGTAATCACCAGTTGATTATCAGAACTCATAATTTCAGTCACGAACTTATGAATCTTTGACTCAATAAATGCTTTGATATTACCGAGTTCTGGTTTATCCAAGACAAACGTATCTTCCGATTGTCTGTTATAATGAATCACATTACCTGCATCACCACCCTTGTTTTCTCTACGACAAGGAAGATTGCGAATAAACTCTAACTCTTTTTCAAAAGGTAAAGGATATTGAGCAATCAAGACTGGTGTGGGAAAGAGTGATAGTAGTTCGTCTTGAGCCATATTAAAAATATTTTTGAGTATTATATCAGAGTCTTAAAGATAAATCAAGATACAACTTATCTTCAATGGAGACAAACCTAGTCTAGTTGATTTTTATAAGGTTGTCAAGTAGAATAAATAAAGGAAAAAGTAGTCATCATAAATGGCATTTACCAAGATTGCTGCCGCTGGTATTGGAAGCACGGGAACAGTCACTCTTCAGAACATTATCGTTACTGGAAGTGTAAGCACTCCAAGTATTACTGGTGCAGCATCAACCGAGAATGTAAGAACCAATAGTCTTGCTGTAAGTGGAGTCACAACCTCTTCTGGTGGTTTTGTAGGGAACGTAACTGGAAATGCAACTGGTCTTTCTGGAACTCCAAATATTACTGTTGGTTCTATTACAGCAGCAAGTGCGACTTTTAGTGGAAATGTTTCTATTGCAGGAACCTTAACCTATGAAGATGTAACAAATATTGATTCCATTGGCGTCGTAACCGCAAGAAGTAATGTCCTTGTAGGTGGTAATCTGAATGTCACTGGTGTTTCTACTTTTGGTGGAAATGTATATCTTGGTGATAGTGACAATCTATATCTGGGTAATAGCAATGACTTGAGAATTGTACATGATGGAAGTAATAGTTATATCAAAGATGATGGTACTGGAAGTCTATTCATTCAAACAAATGGATCTTCTGTAACTATTCAAAATACTTCTGGAAATAATATTGCAGAATTTGTTAATGGAAGTTCGGTAAATCTATATCATAACAACTCCAAGAGACTTGAAACATACAGTTCTGGAATTATTGTTAGTGGTGGTAGAATTACAGGTGCTGATGGATCTAATTTCACTATGAGCGTAGGAACTGCTCATGATTTAGAATTTAGAACTAATGATACACATAGACTTTCAGTTACTTCATCCGGTCACACAGCACCGGCTTTAGACAATACTTACGATTTGGGTACATCATCATATCGCTGGCGTAATATCTACACCGCCGACCTTCAAATGTCTAATGAAGGATCTCAAAATGACATTGATGGGACTTGGGGTAAGTACACAATCCAAGAGGGTGAGAATGACTTGTTCCTCATAAATAGAAGAACAGGTAAGAAGTATAAGTTCTTACTAGAGGAGGTTAAGTAATATGGCTCTACTAGGATATTCTGGAGCTGTTATTCAGAGGTCAGTTACTTCAGCAACAAATCAAGTTCGTATAACTTCTGGCGGTGGACCACACGAACCATCATCTGCTTTTAGACTTAGCATTACACCAAGAAGGTCAAATAGTAATTTGATTTTACACTGGGCTTGTGCCGTAAATGAATCTGGTGGTGGAAGAAACGTTATATATTCTGCTTCTTTCCAACGCTCCACGGATCAATCAAGTTGGACTGATGTGAGTATTGGAGATTCAAATAGTGCGAGAGATAGAAGAACAGCAGCATTTAGACCCTATGGTTATGACTATAATGATCCACAGATGTTGAATGTATATGGTCAAGACGCTCCTGGTGGAACTAGCACATATTATTACCGACTAGTTTTTTATTTTGATGATGGAACTCCAGATATGTGGTTTAATTTATCATCTTCAGACTATTCATCTTGGCCATGGACTGGAAGAATGACTTTTACAATAACGGAGGTTCATGCATGACACAACCAGATATTTCACATTCAATCAAGTACTTATATCCAAATGCAGAATTCATCTATGAAATTTATCCAAATGATGAAGATCCAGAATCAACCTTTGATGAAAGATTAAGATGGAATAGTTTGGATATTCCAAAACCAACTTATGCTGAACTTATAAAAGTTCTTCCACAAGTACAATCACAGATTAATTTAAAAAATTTAAGACTTGAAAGAGACCATCGTATTGCTGAAACTGACTGGTGGGTTCTTCCAGATAGAACACCGACTCAAGAGCAACTTGATTATCGTCAATCTTTGAGAGATATTACTAATCATTATACATCTTTAGATGATGTGGTTTGGCCAGTTAAACCTACTTGACACCTGACTCAAAACCCTTTATAATATCAAGGTCTTCAACATCCTTGTAACTTTGGGAATGAAGACCACTTCTCTGTGGTGGGAGAGGTGAGTTGGTGGTTAACGAAGAGGGTTTTATACCCTCTTTTTTTTCTCTTATAAATTTCAATAGTCTCATAAGAAATATGAAGTTCACAGTTTATTCGAAAGACGGTTGTCCTTACTGCATAAAAGTCAAACAAGTATTAGAGTTGACAAAATTGCAACACGTCGTTTATAATCTAGGAGAAGATTTTACACGTGAGCAGTTTTATGCTGAGTTTGGGGAAGGTTCAACATTTCCTCAAGTCATTTGTGATGAACAAAAACTAGGAGGATCCGTTGAGACAATCAAATTCCTCAAAGAAAACCAAATCGTCTGAGACGAACATAAATAAAACTGACGACCACTTTAACCGTGGTATTGAACTCATACTTAATGGAGGGAAAAGAAAGCAAACACAACCGTTTCATATTATCTTTGAAAAGATAGTTTGCTTTCTGAATCGGGAAGTCACTATCTATTTTGAGTTTTCCTTAAAGTCTAGGAAAAGACAAGTAGTTTCCCGGAGAAAAAAGAAATGTTAGCAGTTAGTTTAGTTTTCGGTTCCTTTCTAACCGTTTTGTTTCTTATAGTGGGACTCGTAACAGGTTGGGTAGCAAGAGAATATATGATGAACTATCGGGAAATTCCGAAGCTACATCCAGAATTCTATGATCAGAATGGTAATGTAATTCCCGATGAAGTTTTAGCTATTTCATTTAATCCAGATTATTTTGACGACGAAAATTATGACAACGACGACGACGAAGAGTAGAGCGAAAACCCCATCTACTCCTAAAAAACCAGCAGCACCAAAGGCAAAAGTAATTGCTGAATCCATTCCAGAACTTCCAGCAAACCCTTTTGTCTTTGAAATTTTAAATATCGCTGCAAATCTAAAGAGCAACGAAAAGAAAGTAGAAGCACTTCAAAAGTATGCTCACCCTTGCTTGAAGACCTTGTTCATTTGGAACTATGATGAGACGATTGGATCGGCACTTCCACCTGGAGATGTTCCTTATTCTGCCGTGAATGAGATGGATTCATTCAAAGGAACTCTGAGTGAAAAGATTGCTGATGCAGTCGAAAAGATGGAAGAACTTGGTACAAACTCACTTGGTTCACAAGATCAAGGACGTTCTTCAATTCGTAAAGAGTATACGAAGTTCTACAACTTTGTAAAAGGTGGTAATGATAGTCTGAGTTCTCTTCGTAGAGAAACGATGTTTATCAATCTTCTTCAAGGTCTTCATCCTCTTGAGGCAGAAATCATTTGTCTTGTAAAAGATAAGAAACTAGAAACAAAGTACAAGATCGATAAAGAAGTTGTATCTCTAGCTTACCCTGATATTATTTGGGGTGGACGTTCGTGAATGTAGTTGAAAAACCACAAGACATAGAAAAGAATATGGAACATTGGACATCAGTAGAAAAAGAAACTTGTAAGTCACGTTACGGATGTGAGATTCTTGTTGAAAATGGTTCTTATACTGATGTCTGCACCAAGGAGGCACCCAGAGACGCTTATATTGTAAAATATACTGTTGATGGTGAGATGTGTTTTGATTTGACCAGGGGTAGCAGAAGCAAACTGTTTGATATGTACTGGGATAAGTTTCGTGAGAACCTGAAGAATATTGACTTTGGTTATGGGACAATTAACCCAAAGACCTGGGGTTATCAGGCACCTAAAACCAAAAAGCGGAAGTAGTTTCCCAAATTGGTGGTAATTTTTCCGGCAAAATTTTGAGTTCTTAAAGTTTTTTTAAAATTGTATCGCATTTTACAAAAAAACTTGTATAAATTATCGTAACGAGGTATAATACCTCTACGTTCATCTGGAAAACCAGACGGAAGTAAGCCGACTCGGAACGAAGCCGTTCATCTATGGAAACACTCATTTTAACTTGCCTTCAAGCACAGTTAATGGTTGGGAGAATTCATAAAGTTGATATTCCAAAACAAGCAAAAAATGACTTGATTTGGGAAATTAAACAGATTACTCCAAAAGAGTGTAAAATATC